GGGGGGGGGGGGGGGGGGGGGGGGGGGGGGGGGGGGGGGGGGGGGGGGGGGGGGGGGGGGGGGGGGGGGGGGGGGGGGGGGGGGGGGGGGGTGGGTGGGGGGGGGGGGGGGGGGGGGGGGGGGGGGGGGGATTGTCGGTATCGTTGCTGGTGGTTCGAGCAGAGTTGAAGGAGGGAACAGTGGTCGTAGTACGACTGGCAGGGTGGGTGGTGGCTCAGGGATTGTCTCTGGTGGGGCTGGCATCGTTGTGGGTGGTGGAGGCACCGTTTCAGGTAGTGGTGGCTGTGTTGATGTTGTGGTTGTTGTTGAAGTTGTGGTCGTGGTAGAACTAGTTGAGGAGGTGGATGATGTTGCATTGGATACTGGTAGCAGGGTGGTTGTTGTCGTTGGCGGTTGTGTCGTTGACGTTGTTGTCGTTGATACTTGTGTTGTGGGCGGATTTGAGGAAGTAGTTGTTTGAACTGTCGTAGTAGTCGATGGGTTTGTAGCAGGAACAGTTGTTGGTGCGACAGTCGTAGAAGTTGTTGTGGTTGACCATGTTGTTGTCGTCTCCGGAATCGTTGTCGTGGTTGTAGTAGTCGTGGTAGTGGTAGTCGTGCTGGTCGTTGTTGTGGTTGATTGACCGTTGGTGGTGAATGCTTCATCAGGAACAATCTCAAAACCTTGACCGTCAATGTTCCAAGCCAACATTAGGCAGGTCGAGCCGCCATTTTCGTACATGAAAAGATTCAGGTTGGCATCGCCTGCACTAATGTCTATCTGCCCCGACTCCATCCAACTGCAACCCTGATCAGACCAGTTGCCCCACTCATTGCCACCGATGCTGATTCGGCCACCATCATCAGAAGCCAACCAGAACTCAATCGTATTGTGTTCGGGGATAGTGATGAACCCTGTCATGTGAACCATAAACAAGTCGTAAGTGCAATTTAGATACGGCTCACCGTCGTAGCTTCGATTGATGTTGTTCTCAATCTCAGAACCACACAACTCGTACTCGGTTGTTGATTGCACTGGTGGTATCTCATCAATCGTGTAATACGACGTAAACAACCCTGGCACCGGATCAGCTGACGCTGACGGCATGAAACTAAAGATTGAGGCTAGAAGCGCAGGCGCAACAATCAGCCAACGAGAACGAAACACATCAGGTCACGCAGGACGTGTTAGTGGTGCTGGTGGGTTTTCTTCATGTTCCCAAATTGTTAACTCTGTTCCAAGAACAGCCCAACCAGCAAGAAAACCTTTTTCAAGCAACAACGCAATAACTTCCTCGTGGCTCATGCTGAAATCTCCATTAAAACCAACATACTTTTAGGGTTTGAGGTGTTACCTGTTTGTACTCGTACAGATGCAGCCGCAACATAATTCTTGAATTGTGTTTTATATGTTGTTGATGAAACTGTTGCTGGACTATCCAAATACGAAAGAACGATTGAGCCACAATAGTTAACGCTGCTTGTCCCGTTTGACCCACCACTTGCAAAAGTAAGTTCAGTTGCACCGCGCACCAAATTGACAATAAGTTCGGAAGTACTGTTGCCTGCTTCTTTACCGCAACCGTTTTGTATGGCCACCACAAGGATTTTACTTGAAGTTGATGTAGGGGTTATTGTATTGGTAAGTCCAGTGTCGGCGTATGTTGTCGTAGAATTGCTTCCAGGAGTTCCAAACTCAACAAAATTAACTTGCAAAACTCTGAACGCGCCACGCAGTAGGTTCATATCTGCACTTGTGAGGACTTCTCCTACGGTGAACGCTGCTGGTAATGCTGTTGGTGTAGCCATATCTCTCCTATCCTAGTCCGTAATTTAGATCGTTCAGCGCAGACGTATTTAACTTGAATGCCAACCGTATCTGCCCTAATCCGACAGTCACTCGATGCCCTTGAGGGTTCACAGAATGACGAATAGATTCGACCACCACGTTCCTTGAAACGGTAGCTGGCGAACCCACATTGAAAGTTTTAGAAACCGACAACACATCACCAATCTCCAACCCAGCCATCACCTCCTGCTGAGCCAAAGACAACGCATTCACCAACACATCAAACTCCGAGAACTGCACAACAGGATTCTCATACTTCACCAACAACAAATCAGCCAACGCCTGATCAGCAACACCATCATCAACCAAAGGCAAACCAGACAACGACAAAGTTTTGATCCCATAAGTCAACTGAGAAGCAGTCCCATTAGCCACAGCAACATCAACCCCACCAGCAACCGCAACCGTCACCCGATTCAACACCGTCTCAGCACCATAAACATTTGACAACGACTGAATCGGCAACCCAGCCGTACCACCAAACGAAGCCACAGCAGTACCAGACGACACAGTGACCCGAGCATCAAAGTTTAACAACCCAGAACGATCAACAAACAAACGCCCATTCTCAGCCGTAGCCACATCCTGCAACGCCTGCAACACATTCGTCCCATCTTCGTATGGGAAATCGCCACAAGTCGCAACACCTGTCTCAATGCTTCGCAACGCTGTCGAGAACGAAACTTCGTTGAGGTTCAAGATGGCGTTGATTCGTGCTGAAGTCAGTTGTTCAGATGGGGTGAATGCTTCAATGGTGGTTTGACCGAGTTGACCGAGCGCATCAGTGGACATGATCGTTGCTGATGAAAGATTCGGTTCTTCATAATCCATGTTCAGGTCATACACATATCCTGTGAACAGTGCTGTGGTTCCGGCTGTGCCACCGTACACCTGGAACTGGCGACGTGGAGCGATACCTACAGTCCCACCCGAATACCAGCTAGACGCTGTATTAAGTGGATCAAAGAAACGGTCAGCTGCACGATCATCAGCAATGACTGTGCAACTTGAAGAAGGCACAGATTCAAGTTGTGTTGAACGGCCACGACTGATATTAATGTTCGTCACATACTCTGTGATATCCACAAAGTTTGTGCCACCATCCAACACAGCAAAACCATCCAACTCGCTTGTATCCAAAATAAAATAGTTACCAATAAAACCAACATCCAACAACACCTTGTATGTTGAACCCCACTTAGTAGATTTAGACATCAGTAAGTCGCATAGGCGTTGCCGCCATTTAGTCTCGCTCGACGAGCCAACAAATCACCAATAAGGTCAGCAACCTCAGCCTCAGAAGCAACCACACCAGCGTTCACAATGATACTGGCACCTTGACTACCCTGCCCAGAAGGATATGTGAACGCAGCATTACCAGTCACAGTTTGAGGAATAGAACCAGCAAAACCACCCAAAGGATTATTCGCAGCAATCTTAGGGAACTTCAAAGTCAACGCAACAGCATTCGCATACGCTTCCCTATATCGCACCAACGCATCACTCTCACGTTCAATCGCCTCAGTCACACCATCAGTCGCATCACGTTGGCGAAGTTTTGCATCCTTCAATTCATCAGACAAAGTTTTGTAAGTCTCCGAATCTGTTAACGCCCCACTGATCGCCTCATTCAACAAATCCTGCTTCTTAGTCAACGAATCAGTCGCATCAGTCTGGGCATCAGTAGCATCAGCAACTGACAACTTCGCTTCAGCCAAACCAATCTCAGCATCACGAATCTCTTCAGGTGTGGCACCCTTCATCAAACGAAGATCAGACAACTTTTTCTCTGCATCAGTAACAGCAAACACCGCTTCCTCAACATTGAACTTTGCGTTAGTCAAACCAGTTTCAGCCTTCAACAAATCCTCTGGTGATGATCGCCTACGACGACGAACCTTCTGCAATTCTTTCTCAGCATCAGCAATATCCAAAATACTTTTAGCCTGATCCTGCTTAGCCCTAGCAACACCAATCTCAGCCTCACGAATATCCCTAGGGTCAGCACCCTTCTTCGCACGTACAGCAGCCAAGTTCTCCTCAGCATCCTGAACATCCTTAATCGACTTCTCCACACCATAATTGGCACGTTCCAAATCACGTTCCGAAACAGCCAAATCATGTGCAGCTTTACGAGCTTGAGGACTATCAGCCCCGAAGCCAGCAACAGCAGCATTGAACTTGTTTTGTGCATCAGTCAAATTGAGGTTCGCTTCGGTCAACGATTCTCCGGCTTTGATTGAATCTTTCTGCGCATTGTTATATGCCTTTTTAGCAGAGTTGTTTGCCTTCAACCCGTCCGTATATTCTTTCAACTTCTCTGTGGCAGTCTGCACAGTTTTAGCTGTACCACCAACAGATTTATTAAATCCACCATAAGTAATTGTTGCACCATACAATTCTTTAGCCATTTTGTTCAAACGATAACCTTGATCAAATATGATTTTTTCGGGGCTAACTTTCATAAACTCCACACAAGCACCAGCAACATCACGCCAACCTTGAGCGGTTTGTTCCAAGGTCGAAGGCATTGGATACAAGGCTGTATTCACTTTGTCAACGGTTCCGCTTGTATCAATTAAAGTTACATTGACACCTGGAATCAGATTCAATAATCTTCCCATCCCATTAGCAAGATGATTCCAAGCATTGATTAGGGGTTCCATATTGTCTGTCAAATAAAGAAATGCAACACTTAATGAAGCAACAGCGACAATAAACAATCCGATTGGATTAGCAGTCATTGCGATATTCAGCAAGTATTGTGCAGCAGTAACTGCGGCTAAATAAATTGGCTGCAACTTCAAGGCTAGGTTGTAACCCAAATAAGCAGCAGTCAAACCACCAATGGTGATAATCAAAAACTTAAACAATGTATTATGTTTCATTGCAAAATCTGCGACAGATTGAAACAACGGCAACAATGTTTCAAGAATAGGAACCAAAGCAGCACCAATAGACTCAGACAATTCACCCATCTGATTCTTGAGAATTGCCATCTGACCAGCAGTGGTTCCAGCAGCAGCAGCAGCAGCTCCACCAAACCTGTCATTCAATTCAGCAAATACTTGATCTAAAGTTTGACCAGCTTTGATGTTGTCATTCAAAGAAGGTGACAATGATTTCAATGCTTTGAACTGATCGTTGTACCCCTTAGCCAAAGCCGAGGCAACATCACTCAATGGCATCTGTGTGGCCGTAGCAATATCCATTGCAAGTGTGATGTCTCGTTGTGCAGTAGCCAAACTTCCAGAACCCTGAACCAATGCAGCCAATGCCGGACGCAACATCGAATCGCTAAATGTTGTGGTTCTAGCAAACCCTGCAATCATCTCCTCATTTTTGGCTATGACTTCATCAGTGGCATTTGTAACATTCCGTAAAGTAAGTGCAAGCAATTCTTGTTCTTTGGCATCATCAATGGCTGCTGAAACAGATTTTGCTGCCATCGCACCAAGACCAGCAAATGCGGCTGTGGCGGCAAGACTTACCGCATTAAATGATTCAAAGATTCCACCAGTTGACTTGCCCAACCCACCAATTTCACCACTAAGTCCTTTGATGCCTTTGATGGCATTAGCGGTATCAGCCAGGAACCGAACTATGAATGTGCGTTCGCCAGCCATGCGGCAATTCTAGATGACATCCTCACAAGCCGAGCGCAAGGCACGAAAGTCAGCCAACACAGCAGACCACAATGCTTTACCTTCAAGACCGTCATACTTCGTAATCACTTTGCCAGCATCCCACCACGCATCATTCATCTCAACACCAACAGTGCGTTTGCGTCGAGGCTGAGCCGACTGACGTGGTGACGATGGTGTTGGGTTCCGTGCAGGTTCGTATTGGAAGTCTGTGTCAATGAATGCACCTGATTGTTCGTGGAACTCCCAAGGTTGATCTGGTGCATGTTGTGGAAGATAGAAGATACGAGCAGCATCTTTCGTTGCAGGGTCACCCTGCAAGTTGAGTCGTTCATGCAACTCAGCCCACACAGCTCGCCACAGCCCTGCCGGTACACGCTCAGCCAACGGCAAAACTAAGTGGTAGTGAGGATCATCCAGTCGATGCGAATATGTGGAATAGGCAAGATACTCAAACCCATCAAGGTTGGCATTGGCAAACGATTCACCGTCCATGTCAACGACCAACGCTTCAATGAACCTGATCGCAGTATTACCGCGAGTCCTACCTGGGTAATACTCAACAGGCGACCACAACGCACCATCAGACTTGTGTGCGTTCTCCTCATGGTGCATCAAGCGTTCTTTGAGGTCATCCCAATTCGTTGCGAACGGCTTCGGCTGAACAGACTTAACAGAATCAAAATAGACAACCATGAACGCCTCCCTACCTACAGGGTAGCGGAACCACAGCCAAAGTCAACGATCTTTCAGATTCTGCAATACCTTGTCAATAGCATCCAAATAAACCTTGGCGATATTGTCTTTGTTCTTACGCACAGTAGGCCAAAAGAAGTACCCAGACTTCCCACGATGCCGAAGAAACTGGGTAGTCCTACCCCCACCCTTACGCCCCATCTCAGTACCAGCCCGAGACTTAGCCCCAGCTACAGTCCTATTGGATGAGCCATGTTTGCCACCACCAAACTCCGCACCAAAGAAGACATCACCCCTCGTAACCTTCACCCTGCGAGTTCTATTCGGCTTGGTCGTAGATACGAACCCAGACTTGTCTTGCAACTTAATTGTCGGGAGACGGTCACGTTGCGCCCTCATGCCCTTCATCACTTCCAACGCTTGACGATTACGAGTTACTGATGCAGCCTCAAAGGTTGCTGCAACAACTAGTAATTGAGCAACATTTTGACCTGCAATACGTGCTTGCTTATTGAAATCAGGATACGTCTTAGATAAGTCACGTAGGAAGTCTGTGATACCAACTATCTCAGTTGGTGCGTTTGCCCTTCCAGCTACTTCAGAAGAATAATTTGCACGAAATTGTCCTGATCGACTTAGACCTGCCATACACCGATACTACTTGCCTAGGTGAATGGCTCTCCATCGAAGGTACGCCAACATTGTGAACAGCATTCGTGGTTCTTCAGCCAGCAAAACACTGGGAGCAATCGATGTCTCGCAAGCGAGATATGCAATTACCCAGTGGGCTGACTTATCTCCAAAGGGACGATCACTGCGTCTGCGCTATCTCCCACTTCGAGTGCTTCAATCTCGTTGCACCACGAATCAAAGTCCAAGCCTGTCTTCTTCAACCGGTGTTCTGCATGCCATCCAAGATATGCAAGATCGGTCAATGTAAGTTCGGCTTCAAACTTGGCGACACTGCGATTGTATTTGTTTTCAAACGCAATGAAGTCTGGGAACGCAGCAATGATTGTGCGTTCCTTGCCATCTAATGCACTAGTCAAACTGAGTGCGATTTTCATTCTTTACCTCCGCAGGTAAGGGTTGGAATTATTTGTATTAGGCGTTTGTGCCAGTCTTGGTGATTGCACCAGAGATTGGATAGGTGATTGACACTGTGGCCAAGTCACCGATGGCACCGTTCACTGGAGTCCACGAAGTAGGTAGCGCACTGAATGCGTAACTTGGATTCGTTGACGAAGCAGCAGCAGTACCGTTTGGCTTCACTGTCATCGGCACAGCTGTACCAGCAGTGAACGCATCCCAGAACAACTTCTCAATCGTTGGATAATCCTGTTGCAACTCAATCGTGACCGAGTTGTCAATCATGCCCTGGATACGGGTCATCGCTGACGAACCCATCGCCGATGTCACAACTTCATTGGCTGTCGTTGACAGAGTGATTGACGTGACATACGCCGAAATATCGGTTGAAGCAGTACCAAAGGTGACTGCGACGTTTGTGAGTACTTGCTTTGCCATGATGTCTGCTCCTGCCTATCGGCGTTCGAGTTGATGTCTGCTCGGCTGAGCCGATGCGATAACACTACACGCCACAACGCACACTCGGCAAGGGGTCAGGCGTACACCGTGACAACGAAGTCAATCGCCAGATACGTTGCGTCGTTCGCTTCAAGGGTAGAGATGTTGTTTGCAGACTCAACAATCAAGTCCTGCACAACCCCACCCAAAGTCCTGTCAGATTCAATCGCAGCCCTAATCGAATTAGTACCGGCATAAGACAGATAGCCATCTAACAACGACTGTGCAGTACGCTCAGCCGAACGACCCACCACAACCGACACCGTGAACTTGTGAGTAATCAAAC